ATCCTGGGATTAAAGTTATTGACTTCCCTGACATTCCTAATATTCATCCTAAGTATTGGTTTGGTTCTGATAATTTCAAGTATGGAATGGCTCGCTGCTGGGATCGTCCTAAAACTTTTGTTTTTAATACTCATAACTTCGCTGACGATAAGCCTACTGGGCGTTTCGTTTTCTTAGACTTAGATGTTATAATACAAAATGATATGGGCCCTATCATTACACACGACTTAGATAGGCCAACAAAACTCAGAAGTTGGTGGCAAGATCCTCGTCCAATGAAAAGTAGAAACTTTAAACTTGCTCACGGTGCATACACAAATGGATCTTGTCAAGTGTGGTCGGATGACCAATGTGAATGTATATGGGAAGATGTATTAAAACATCAAGAACAGATATGGTTCACATTTACTGACGGTACTGATAATTATCACAGCTGGCGGTGGGGAGATTTTAGCAAAGAAAAACTATGGGGACATTTTCCAAGTTGGATGGCATACTCATATAACAGAGGCCGTTCGTGGGATGAGGATGACCTGAGAGTAGACACTTATCGTCCGGGTGCTATACTCTGTGTATTCAACATTGACTTGTTACCATTTAAAGATAAGAGTAGAGGGCATACAAAACAAGATGATTTAGCAGACCCTAACTTATTGGCGCATTGGAAATGATACACATCTATACAGTTAAATGGGGCAATAAGTATTCTAGCTCTCATGTTAATGCTGTTTACTTAGATTGTTTATCTAAGCTGACAATTGATTTTCAATTTCATTGCATAACAGAAAATTCTTTTGGTATATCTTCTGATATTAATATTATTGATATTCCTCTATCTAACTATTATCAAAAATGGTGGAATAAACTATATCTGTTTCGTACTGATGTAGTCACACAGAAAGGAGAAAAACTTTTTCTTGATTTAGATATTAAGATACAAAGAAATCTAGATAGATTTATTGATTATCCATGTGATAATAAATTATTATTTGTTAAGACTGAATGGCATAATCTTGAAAAAATGAAAAAAGATACTGAGCATATACCACACAAATATACTAATCTAAATTCTAGTATATTAAGATGGAACGATGGGCTAACTGAATCAGAAGAAATGAAAAGATTCAATAAGATGACTGAAGATTACCCTAGTCAAATGTTTTTCTATTTTAGAGGGCTAGACAATTTATTTTACAACAAGTTTAGTCACGATCATATAGGACACTTTCCTAGTGGTTGGGTGTACAGTTATAACTACGGGTATCAATATCCAAATGATATAGAACAATTTAAATACAGAGAAACACCATTCATATGTTTATACGATTCAATGGGGAGACCAGAAGATGTTAAGATTAAACTTCCTGACTAGTTTCAGGTATTGGGGTATGGCGCTTGATAAGATTGAGCATGAAATGCCTCACAAACATGATGACTTTAGAAAGTCCATGAACCCAAACACAATGGATGCTGCTGTTTGGTTGATGGAAGAACTTGTAAAACAGTTAGACCCAGACAAAGAATACAATATTATTGTATTAAATTCTTGGTTGGGGTTTCCTCTTGTGCCTCTCATCTGTGAGAATATCAAAGTAAAGCATATGGATTTGATTGATATTGATAACGAAGCACTAGAATTATCTAAGGTTTTTAATAAGTATTATACTGACAACGGTATTGACATAAATCATCTTCAGTTAGATGTTCCATTTGCATTCCACGACATTAATGCACTAGACACTGACATTGTTATTTCTTTGGGATGTGAACAAATGTATCCTCTCAGAGAACTAAAAACAAAAAATCCTGATTGTATGTTTGCCTTACAAACTAGTAATGTAATTCAGGAAATGTATGGTATTAATTGTGTTGATAGTATTGAAGGTCATTTAGAAAACACAGGCATAAAAAAACCACTCTACACAGGACAAATAGAGCAGTTTTATTATAACTGGGAAGGTAAAGTTTTCTTTGATAGATTTATGGCTATTGGAAAGAAGTAGCGTCTTCTTCTGATATATCCTCAATCATACTACGCCATATTTCTAAGTGAGGGACAACAAACCCTAAAGTGATACGAGGCTCATAGGACCCGGCACAGTGATAATAAACTTTGTCGGGTTCTCTGCCTCTGCCATAGTATCCTACTTTACAAGTCCAACCTGGCTTGTCTTCCATAGTTACTATTTCTTTGGTGAGAGGATCCATGTATCTAAAGAAACCATTGCCTGTAGGTGAATACGACAATAGTATATTATAACCAGAAGCATTCCAATTATTGTGCCAACCCATATAACCGCCTTCGGGGTAAAATACATTGACTGCTTGATTGCGAGCACCTAGATAAGAGCATAATTTTTTTGACAATTTTAATCTTTTTTCTTTGTGTTCAGAAGGCACATTGTCACAAGAAGCTATGTCTACAGAGAGTGTTCTTTCAGGATACCCTATATGCTGGCCGTCTTTCTCTACAATTTCTTTTAGATAATCTTCACCACAGGCTTCTTCTAACTTCATACCCTTGTGGCGTTCTCTGTTGTGTGAAATATCTGTGAGTAATTTCATGTCCGTATCAAAAAACCAAGCACTATACTCATTTAACATTTCTAGGACTTCTTCATTGTTTATATCAATCCACTTCATTCAATTGATCCTTGGGTATCGTATGATGATATAAAACTATTTCAGTGCCTTGCAATTCTTCATAGTGATAGCCGTTAACAAAATTCCAACGCGCATCAGGCTCTTCTACGTATCCCCATTTAATATCAAATTCTCCGTACGTTAATAATTTCCACATAGTAAATGTGTCCCACTGTACAGCAGTTGGAGGATAATGAGCAATATCATAATCAGGTTCACGTTGTTTCAAATACTCAGTCCACCATGCACCCATTAGATCCATGATAGCAGGTGTTTTACGATAAACAAAAAACCCACAGTGACAGGTCATTTCTTCAGTATCAGAAAGTTTTGTTAGCCTAGCATTATATGGTCTGTTTTTAGTAAATACAATATCTTTGTCTTCTGGTAAAATATCAAAAATATTTTTAATATCTTCATGCTCACACATCATGTCTGCATCAAGATATGCTGTAATATCATAGGGAGTTTTGTTTAGAGCCCAGAGTTTTGCTCTGATATGATTTGGTATTCCTTCAGTTATCACAGTGTCGAACAGTTTGTAATCCTCAGGGGTTACCCAATGTTCATGTGTAAAAAATGTAATGTTAGCTTCTGGCCAAAAGTCTCGTATTGATTCTGCTAATAGTTTAGCATAAAGATAAAATGCTTTTTTGTTAGAAGCAACAATAACAAATCCTTTATTGTTCTTCTTCGGCACTTTCAAGTTCCTTCATCAACAAAATAGTAGTGTATGCTTGCACTTCTACAACACTTTTAGCTTTTCTTATTAATTTTTTAAGTTCAGTATTTTTTGAATTTTTGACTTTATCAATTTCAAAAGATTCTAGTTTAACAGCAAATAGTGCCTCTTGTTGAGCCCTAGCTTTTTGTGATTCTCGTCTTTCTGCCGTCTTTTTAATGTTGGCATTTCTTTTTTCTAAATTCAGTCTAGTGTTTTCGTCTATCTGTTCTTCGGTATACACCTTTAGTATTTCTTTCATATCAGGATTTGTTCCATCTGTATCCTGAATAGATGCCATTCTTTCTATACCATTAGAAAGTTTGACGGTTACTATGAGATGTCTATTACCCCTATTAGACCAATAGGGGTTTATGTATTCTTTGGTAGGCTTAGATTCTTCGACTATTTCTGTTACCGACGAATCTAAAGGTACGGATAATTCCGACATAATAAAACTCCATGATTAAAAACTATATTATATTACTATATAGTCAAGATGTCAAGCAGTTCTTAACCACAGTTTAATTGTAGAAACTGTTTCTGTAGCTGCTTTAATTGTGTCACTTGAATAATTGCCGGCAAAGTCTTGAGAATAAAATCCGGTATAAGTACCAGAATAATCAGTAACACCTGTATAAAATCCGGTGTAATCTCCTGAGAAAGTTCCACCAACATAACCAGAGTAATATAATACATAATCTCCGGTGTATGTTCCGCTATAGTCAGCTGGTCCTTCATATGCTCCGGTGTAATCACCTGAGAATGTCCCAGTATAGCTTCCTGAATAAGTAGAAGAAGCTACTTGATGTCTAGTATCAGAGAAGCCTGCTGCGTCACCCATTTGTGTCCAAGTACCTGTTTCAGAAGGTGAAGATGCTTGTACTAAGTAACATCCAACACCAGGAGTTGATCCATATCCTTCAACAATTCTATTCCTAAAGTTAGGAACTATCTGCTCAATTTCAGCAGCTGTCTGCATTTTTAAACCACTGTCATATTTCAGAGAAGTTAAATCGCTGTTTGCTGATGAGGTCGGCGCTGTTTTTTGCCAAAGATATATAGTGTTAGAACCATCTAAATGTGTATCGGTAATTGTATATCGAGAAGTCCAGGTACCGCCAGAAGGAGCAGATGCTGCAAGTTTAAACTGACCAACGGTGTAATCGCTTTCGCTTACCATATCTTCTATAACTTTGTCTAATATGTCAGTGTCTAGTTGAGAATCCGTAAACTCTTTTATTCCACTATCATAACCCACAGGACGATTTGTAATACTTTCTGTAGCAGCTGAAGTTACTTGTTTAAAATAATAGGTATTAACTGTAGATGTAGCGCCTGTTGCTGGGTGAGTACCAACAGATTCAGTTCTTTGAGTGTCAGCAAAAGTGCCTATAGAAGAACCACTAAGAGCATTTGCAGTATCCATATTGAGATCACCGGTAAGGGTGCCGTCCCAATCTGTTGCATATTTGTTAGTAATTACATATGATAGATACTGTTCAATATCAGTATCAGACATCTCTTGCAAACCTTGATAGTTTGCAGAAGTTATTGGAGAACCTGAGGCCTTTACTCTTATTGGTCGCATTTATATATTCCTAGTTAAGTCTTGTACCTGTTGAGTCATAAATTGGCAACTCTACAAGAGTATCCCAATTACTAACACTTGTTCCTATTAAATCTTTTGTAGCCCCTGTAGGAACTGTGATAGGATCATTTGCTGTTCCACTATTTATAGAATCGCCCACTGCTGGGTAAATTTTTATATTATTACCAGAAGCGTTCGCAATTGTATATTTCAAACCCCCTGTAGGATCAGGAAGAATAACCCCCTGATTTGTTGTGGCAGTGGTAACTATATTGTATGTTTTGGTAAGAAGTGTGGCATCACCCTGAACCGTTCCGGCTGCTGAAACTGAGGTGTCAGCCGAGGCCTGAAAATCCCCAGAAGAAGTAATACTTCCAAAGTCTACATCATCACCGGACTCGTATTTGTCTGTATTAAGATTACTAAAGTTATCATCCATCTCAGTGTTAGTGAGAGGAGATCCTTTACCTGTTCTAGTTATAATTGTAGCCACTTATTATTTCCCGGATATTTTTTCTAAAATTAATTTCATACAGTCTTTCAGTTCTTTTACTTCAGAATTTAATATATTTATGTCTAACTGCTGCTGCTCAATTTTTTTCTGATTTGCTAGCCTTTCTGCTCTTCTTTTTTTATATTCTATTGCACCTTTTGTATCGGTGCTTAAAATAGCTTTGCTATAGCCATCCTTAATTAAGTTATTTTCACCTTTTACTTTTTTTAACATTATGCTGCCAGTAGAGCGTAGGCTCTCAAGTTTGTGGACTTAGGAATTTGTGTTGTACTTGTACTCAGGTGTACAATCTTAACAGACCAAATCTTAAACCCTACAAAAGTTGTAGTTGATACTGTAGGTGTCAAAGTAGCTCCGGCACCTGTACCGCTAATGCTATTGGTTGCTGTAAGAGTAGGAGTTCCTGTATAACGGCCGCCTTCTGTGACAGTAACACCAGTAATTTCACCCGATCCTCCGACTGAAGAAACTGTAAGTAATGCTCCTCGTCCTACACCTGTTACTTGTATAACATCTCCTATTGCATATCCAGTACCTGCAGCACCTATACTAACTCCTGTGATAGTGTTCACATCATACTCTAGTATACCGCTACTATTCAAGCCAAAGTTACCGCTACTCTTTAAAGGAACCTTATACTGATATTCTTGCCACTGCTGTCCCGCCACGTTAGACGATTGAGTTTCAATTTCTAATTCATGCCAACAAATATCTTCTAAGAAGTTAGCACTATCATCATCCTTATGTTGTACCTTAACATAAACTTTTACGTCTGCTTGTGATGGTATCTTATTGTCTAACCAAATCTTAAAGTCCTCAGATTCTAATCCATCTGTTAGTATAACTTTCTTGCTTATATATCTAGTAGAAGCAGACCCGCCAGTAGCAACTTCTTCATCTGAAGCATCATTGTTTATTACATTCTTAATCATCAACATAGAAACACTTTCAGCGTTTACCATAGGACTCAAGTTGTTTACACCAGTTCTCATTTCAAACTGGATTGCTACAGTCTCTCCACGAGGAATGCCGCTAGAAATTTGATTAGAATAACTGTAAAGTACCTGTTCCTCTTGCAGTTCTACTGTTTCACCTATATATGTATCAACGTAGGTAGTATTTTTTGATGAAGTATTACTTGAAGGCTGTAGAGCTACCTTGGCTCGTAATCCTCCCTGCGAACCATAGTTTGTAGATCTTGCTTTTAATACATAAGCATCTATTATACGATTATGTATGGTTCCTATTGTGGCATCGGTAGTACCGTCTGAGACCTTATTGTTGTGAGTATCATCAAAGTGTCCTTGAATTACTTCAATTTCATGTGTTTCATATTGAGTGTCGTAAGTATAAACCCTACCACGATTCAATCTTACTGTTGCTGTAGCTATATCTGTTCCAGTATTAGGATCTGAAATAGTTATAGTTGGGGCTACTTTATATCCTGTGCCATAATCGGTGACAGTGAAGCCTGTTACTTCCCCACCACTATTAGTATTAGCAGTAAGGGCCAAACCATCTCCACCAGTTCCGTCTGAGTTTACGGTCACTCCAATAGAAGTTGAAGAGGCGGTATAATTTGATCCAGCATTTGTTATTTCAAAAGTAAATCCATGTAGGAAAGTGCCGGCTGTATATTCAGTGCTTTCAGAAAATTCAATCCAATCCATGTTTTTATTCTTCAAAGTTGCCTGGAAGGTAGTGTCTGTTCTAAATACACAACGGTTAATTCTAAATGTCATATCTTCTGCCTGGTGGGCCGTCCATGTTCTGTTATTTGCAGAAGTAAACAACACACCAGAATGAGCCTGTTTACTAATTGTCTTAGTATTTCCTATTTCAGGTTTGCCGAGTTCAGCTATCCAAACCTGATAGTCAGGGTCGTTCATATCAGGGATAGGAACAATACAATACTCTCTGTTATTTTCTAGATACACTGGAGCTTTAAATACAAACTTAGTTCCGTCTACGTTATTACCAGACGGATTTGTTACCACACAATCTTTTCTAAGTTTGTGACAAGTTCCTAATACTTCAGCGCCCGGATATCCATTTACTACATCTCGTATTTGTAAAGTGATACCGTTATTGTTTGCTTCTGTAGAAATTGACTTAAAGAATATATCTACTGAGTCTACAAACATACCTCCTGGCATATTTTCAACCATAAAAGTTTGTGCCATTGGGTCGTAATACATACACAAACCGTAAACCGATGATTGTCTAAGAAGACCTGTTTCAGCAAGTGCTGCTTGTATTGCTTCTTCTACATCAGACAAATCATAATCATATTCAACATTTGTGTGTATAACATTTTGTACTGGTGCTGTTTGTGAACCTGTAGTAAAGTTAGTATTAGGATTTGCTACCTGAGTTTGTTTATTAGTATTACGATCTATATTGTATTTTTCTGACGCATCTGTAAGAGTGCGAGTAACAGTTGCCGCATTACTACCACCGGCTGCTGTCTGTATAGTCTTGGTAGTTGTGTCATTGTGTGAGGTGTCTGTTACAGTGTCAAGATCAACACCGGTATTTTTATATATGTTAGAATATGATAATCCGTCAACCGACGTTATACCAGAATATGTAATTGTAGGCTCGGTCAAAGGCACCCAATGGACTGAGCTAGGGTCGAAAACTTTTTCACCAATGACAACCTTGGGATCTTTATCAATAGTGGGGCCTGCTATAGTTCTCTTTGTTGGGGGTAAAATATTATAACCCGAATACTGAGTTGCCATGCCCTCATATACCGAAGTAAATTGAGCAGTAGCATATGATTCTATATCACCCCACTTGTCCGTATTACCTGTGGCTATTAGTTGAACCTGTTGAGTTCCTATTTCTACCTCTGAGTCTCCTATTTGGAAACTATCTTTAATACAACCTAAACCATCACTGGTGAATGAACCTTTGCTAATACCTGCAATATTTAAATCATACAAAGTGTTAGGGCACAATCCGTTTGCTTCAAAATCAATATTGATTTTTTTCGCATATGCTTTTACGCCGGGTATGAGATTTTCATTGTCTATATAACCATTTTGTCGAATGGGCCCAGGAATTGCTCCGGAATATATCATATCCGTTTTCATATATCCAGTTTCAATTACATTAGATGTTACCTGAGAATAAGTTGCCCATTGTTCCTGCTCCCAATAACCTTCAGAGTAATAGTCAACACCATAGTCACCAATTTCAGACTGAAAATGGTCAAGAATCTGTCTTTGGCCGCCTGGAAGCTTTGCGGTACCTGTTATTGTTGTGCCTGGTGTAGTGTTTTTATCAACAGTATGCCAGCCATGGTAAGTTTTTTCCCAAGCACCTGTATAGTTAAACTGAGAATATTCTCCTTCTACATCTTCTTGTACTTGTTCAACAGGATTGGTGTCATACCAATTGTCATAATCTGGATTAAGAGTTAGAACACCCGGACCCTTTAAACAGCTAGATGAAGTAATATTTGGTTCACACTTTCCTGAACTAGGATTCCAAGAGTGTCCTGGTCCACAAGCAATCGGGTCTGCTGACGATGCGCCTCTAATTGACACAGTGCTTGAAGGACTTCCTGTTGCATTACCATAACTATCTGTCGCACCCAATGTAAGAGTAACATCAACAGGAGAAGTGTCTCCAGTTTCTTTTGCTGTAAGAGAAACAAGAAACGAACCAGATGATGAAAAAGATGCAGCAACTGAAGATAGACCAAGAGCTAAAACCTGTGTTGATGTTACTCCCGTAATAGTCCATGATACAAGCGTGCCCTCAACAAGATTTTGCGCTTGAACATAGAACTCAATTGTATCACCTTGATCAACAGCATTGCCGGTTTTTCTGATGATAGTGTAGACGGGATCCGGTACATCTAGAGGACTATTATCAACAACATTAGATGTTGCATTATTTGTTGATGTGGAGTCGGGTATATTATTAACAGTTGAATTTGCTTCAGATGTTTTTGTAGTTGATACGGTGTCTGCCGCACTTGACACGGTTTCCCCCAAATCTTCTGAATTGACTGGTAATCCGCTTGCTGTATATGTTGAATCATCCTCAACATCATACAATAATTCTATTACAATGGGGCTTGCTTTACTAGCCTGTAGTTGTTCTGTGTATACTGTAGATACATAAGGAACGTGAAACACTGGGCCTGTTTGTCCTGACTGTGTTGTGGTTCCTGAGTCAATACCCCTAAAGTCTACACTAGAAGTATTAAACCATGACCTAAGTTGGTTTTTGTTTATGTCAATAGATGCTTTATAATCAGGATGACCTGCAGCTGCTACTGAATGACCTCTGAATGGATCTACTAATAATCCATTTTTAAACCTATCTAAACCAGACCCATCTAGAATTAATTGATCTTTAGCTTGTTTTTCTAATAAAGAAAGAGAAGTATAATATTCAACATTGGTTATTCTTTTTTCCAACCTACCTATATCCCTCATTGTAAAATGAGGATTTTCTAAGTTAGTCACCTTGAGTGACAAATCTGGACGATCAATTGCCGAAGCCGCCTTTGATGCTAAAGAAGGATAAGGAGGAGCAATCAGAGTAGCTAATGTCATTTCACCTGGATCAGGAGTCTGTATTGAAACTCTCTCATTTATAGCAGAGGCCTTCATTACAATATCTCCGTTTGCGTTTATAGTACAACGGTATCCTTGTGGCAAATATGATTGTATATCTGTTGTGAATGTCTCAGTTGGGATCGGAAAAGTTAAGTTTGAATGACTAACTACTTCTGAGTTGCTAGGATTCTCGCTAGTTACCCCTGCCACAGATGTAGATATATAATTTCCTGTTGCTGTTCTAGTAGCATAAGGTCTGAAATCTAGAGCATCTCTTAAATCAGTTATACCATATTTTTCTGACTGATAAAGAGGTATTTCCTGAGGATATACCTCACCTGCAGCTGCTGTGCTATTTTCTGTAGCAGGAAGAGGATAAGAATCTACCGTTGAAAAAGTATATCCTGATGTTGATGTATTTGAAAACCAATTGAATTTTACTGTAAGATATTTGTAAGTAGAAAGATTTAATGTACTAGAACTTTTTTTAGTAATAGAAGCAAGACCATAGTAGTTATCTTTCTGCCCAAGGTTTAATCTAAAATCCTTAGTAACATCTTTTTCTCCAGTAGTATAATCATTTGCGGTGTATGCTAAAACTTGAACAAGTTTATATACATCAGGTACACCTAGTGAGTATGTACCAGAAGTTCCTACTGGGTGGCTATCTAAATTAAGTTTTACAAAATTATTTTTTTCTGCTGTTTTATTGATTGCTCTAATCTGACCAGAAGCACCTGTGGTTCTTACAACAGCATACGCTTTAAAAGAAGGTGTTCCTGATGTTACACTAGTACCAAGAGTATATGTGATTGACTTGTCACTGGATGCTGAAGGTGACATTGCTTGAGCATCTATGACTTGACCAGTATAATAATTAGTAGAATCTATAACAAAATCTGATGTTGCTATCAGTATTAAATTTTGATCAGTAGTAGTAGTTACTGCGTTATACCAGGGAAATGTTTCATCTCCCGATAGAGTCAACGTGATTGAATTTGTACCTGATCGATTAATTTCTTTTAGGTATGTAAAGGTAATGTCTGTATCAGAACTACCCTCTACCTTTAATGTTTTAATAGCCTTTCTAGGTAAAGGCCAAAACATTTTGTTAGTGTCTGGATTTTGTAATGTTGCAGTAGCACCTACAATGTCTGCAAAAGCATCGGTGGTTCCATTGTCGTAGTGTATACTTTGAACATCTGAAAAAGCAGCTGTGCCTGCAGTCATTTTTATATCATAAAGATACAATTTGTATTTACACGCAGCTGCACCGATTGTGCCGGAATCATAAATCATCTGCCGTACTTTGGCTTCACCTATTTTAGTACCTGCAGGTGAAACTGTAGTAGAAGAAGCACCACCATAAACAGTAGAGGCTGCATTAGTATTAGTATCATATAAATCTACAATGCTATCACCGGTATCTTCTAAACCGATATTCCAACTACCTACCATTTCATCAACAACAACATAGTTTCCAAATGCTGTAGTTAGTGTTTTTCCTTCAGCTGCAACAGTTGTTGTAGGCTTTGAGAAAATTATTCTTTTAGTATTTTCCAGTATTCTAGGATATCCAGCGACATTACATTTACCAGGAGAAATCTCAGCAACTAGGTTACCATTAGAACCAGAAGTTGTTAGACCACCGTTGCCTTCTCCGTTGTCGAGATGTTCCCTTACTCTGAGATACAGTCCTTCTACAACATAGTTTCCATTGGTTTCAAACGCTCTGCTAGCTAGTTGATCACCAAGTTTGTTTAGAGGGTCGTTTCTAGTTCTATGATAAAGAACACTACCATATTCATACTGTGCATACCTAAAAAAGTTTTCAGGAACAGTAGTTGAATTTAGGGGAAACGATTTTAAAGTTGCCGTTAGCTTATATCTATCAGCACCCGGAGAGTTTGCATTATATGTTCCCGATGCAGGATCTAACAAAGTATCATCATCATCAGACTGTATAATAGATTCTGTTACATGAAAACCAATTTGTCGTATTACGCTGGTACTAAATTTATCTACATAACACCCTATTTTACCAGTTCTAATAAAATGTCCTTTCGCATAAATTAGACCGGGAGACAGTGTAATCCTGTGTGCTACACCGAAATATCTATTTCCCAAAGAGTTACTAGTCTGTGTGCCTACAACAAATGTTCTTCCTTTCCAATATCCAGAAGAAGTTACAGTTAAGGTTTCACCTGCTTTAAAATGCCTGTTTAATTCTGTATTGCTGCCTTCTGTCCAACCCACGTCTGTTTGATTAGTAACTCCCCCACCGTCTATATAACTCAAATATAAAGTCTTAGCGTCTGGGTGAGAAGTTTCTAAACCTGTTCTAACATCTACTATCTTAGCTTTTAACCCAGAAGTTCCACCGGTTACTACTTCACCAATAAAGTTAGTAAGCAGAGAGTTTTTAACTTCTGTAGCTGAGGCATCTGCATCATCCACTTTGATGTATGGCACAACATCAATGGATTCTTCACACCCAGACATAATAGCACCTTCTTTAAGTGTAAAGGAGCTAAGATTGGTTATTTGATCTTGTAATATAGTTTGTAGCTGCGTCAGTTCTCTAGCTTGAACAGCAACACCCGGCTTAAACAATATCCTACTGTAATTGTTAGCCGTATCAAAATCATCATAATATGGGTTCGTATTTAAATTAAGTGCCATTTTTAGTATTATCCTAGAATGTTACAAATGCTTTTATAATTTCTGCTTGATCTTGTGTTCTATTAATAGCGCCCCTGTTCTCCACATAAACAATCTCACCTGTTTTTGTACTAAACTCGGGAACACTGATACTATTTATATCCGCTGCTAAGGTTGTATCACTGTTTACTGTAAGATCTTCAAATGGCGAAGCTGTCTGAATTTCTGGTATAACAGGAATTAAGTAAATAAAATATCCAGAGGTACTACTCAGTTTTTGAGCAACAATAAACTCTCCGCCAGATGCAGTTGTTACAGTATCATCAATAGTATATTTTCCATACTCAGTTGCATTTGCCAGTTCAATTTCAAATGTTGCTCGGCCGGTTGTGTTGTTATATTGTTGGCTTGCATCAGTATATTCTTTTACATTCTTTATAAGCCCTATCTGTCTAAAATCATTATTTAAAATTAAATCTTCATTATCAGGATCTGATAATGATATTGATAAAGCTAATGTAGTTGAAAACAATTCTCTTACTATATTACTTCCATGTCCATTTATAGGACTAACTACTGCTCTGGCTGTAGCCAAAGTAGTTGCAGTTCCCACACCTTCTGTAATGGTTACATTTGCAAAAGTATAATTTGAACCAGCATTTGTAATAGTTATGCCTGAGATGGATCCGTTATTGTCAATAGTAGGAATAGCAGTAGCACCGCTACCATCTCCTGTTACAGTAATACTAGTATCACCGTCAGTATATCCAACACCTGCTGTAGTTATTTCAATTCTATCTATAGTTCCTTTAGTAGCTGAATTTTCCACCGCCGCTTGATCTAAGGACAAAGCACTATCAACATCACCTAAACCTAATTTTAATTGAGCACCTGTGCCGGCAATATCTTGTACTTGTACAAGAGCAAAAGAATATCCATTTCCTACTTGACTAATAGTGGCAGTAGTAATTACACCTGCACTGACGGTCACATCAACGTCACCATTGACACCGTCTCCAACCACAGAAACTTGGGGGCTTACATAACCTGATCCCCCGTCTACTATTGTTACTGTGTCTAATTCACCATTAACATCAAAGGTGTCAGCAACGGTATCATTTTCGTCAGGTGTGCCGTCAGATTGTGTTCTTCCTACCAACTTTCTAACAGGCATCCAGTTATCATCTAAAAATCTTGTTTTGTCACCGTCAGTTATTGTTCCTAGATATTTCCAATGATAGTTATCAGATGTTATCTGTACCTCTACTCCAGTAGTTGTAGGTTTGTCTAAACTGGCTGTAACATCACCGTTAGAGTCACGGTTGTCTATACACTTATAAATGTTGTAGTCATCTGTCAAAACATAGAAGTTGGCATTAAACAATTTTGTAGCAGCACGCCATGAACGATTTTCGTAACCGGAATTGCCGGAAACAAGTCCAAGATATTGATCGTCATACCGATCATATATCTCTCCTGATGTCCAATCTATTCTCCTTACAATACTACAAACATTAGCAGAGGTTATCTTCTTTATGAACATAATATTTCTACGAAACTGATTCGTATCTAATGGTTGGTCTACAGATGCGGGCGGATTATCTTCATCAGCCCACTCTGTAGTTTTACCAAAACAAAAGTAATAGAAATCGTTATCCGTTCTTATATCTCGAAAGTAAGAACGTGCTAATTCAACTTTTCCTAATTGTGTAAGAAGTAATGACATTCATTTACCTATTAAGAAATAGTAATAGTCCAAGTAATCGTCATGCTGTCAGCAGCACCTTTGTTGATTACTGAAAAAACAGTACGACAAAGCATTGTACCTACTGAAGAATCATTGAAAACACCTGCTTCTGTAAGAGCGCCTGTACCTGTTCCTGCACCGAAAGTAGCAACGTATGCTATTGAGTTATCAGTAACCGTACCGCCAGCAGTAGTTAATGCAACACGAGCTTGAGGACTCAACGCTGATTCTATTACGGTATCATTGATACTTGCGGCGGTTGTTCCTTCACCGACTTCCATGTGAGACATTTCATCAGGAAGTGTGTGTCCTCCAAGAGTGTCCTTCATGCGCTGAGCAATAAAATCTAATCCGGTATCAACTACTGTATTAGTTATGTGTCTTTCATCCTTAATACGACCTTCAGCATCACGGATAATAATATCCACTTTACCTGTCGCTTTCATTGTATCTTTGTTAAACATTGGTTATCTCCAAATTTTATTTTGTATTAAAATGTTGCTAATGTTGGCCCAGTAATATATTGATCAGGTGTGGCCAAATATGTTGGGTCTACATAATTTTGTCCTGCTAAAATTATTCCAGCATCTGAGACACCTGAAGTGCTATCTGTAAAATCTCTATTCCACGTTACTACAGTGTTAAATTCATCAGATACATCGGGCGCTGTCTCTAATCCAAACCCAGGAGGACTTTGTGTTGTTTTATTTGTAAATATATTTATACCTGTTAGATCAGAAGGATTAACAGATTCTGTAATATTTTTATAGCTTTCTATTTCAAACTCTTGTGTGCCGTCCGCCGTTACCGAAGAACTAAGATTCCAACCTAGATCAAATAAATCTGACACCGTAGCTGAAGAACTCAATGTTAACGGGGGAATAATATTTTCCGCAAAAAACACATCCGATACTGCTGCTGTGCTTGTAATTGTTCTATTAAAGGCTACAACAGGAATTACTACTTCGCTGGTGGTAACGGTTAAATTGATATTTTTACCAACGTCAAAATATACATCACAAGATCCTGAATATGAACCATACCAATAATTAGTGTCTACATATAAAGGAGAACACCCTTCTGCTGCTGTTACAGTGTCAGTAAATGACTTAGAATAAGATATTGCTGGCAAATCTGTAACTATTACAGTTTCAGGAGTAAGAGTTATACTAAGTAATTTTTCAATTTGTTCAGTTGCCCGTAAAAGGTCTGATGTGATAAATTTGTAAATTGACAGTCCATTGGGTGTTGAATATGATACAGAAACAGGCACAGTGTTTACTGTTAAAATATCACCGAACACTTCTTTACCCGCTGGGTGCATATGTTTTCTAAAATTATAATCCCAGACAGATTGAGCAATACCTGAAGAAATAATATATGAGTATATTTGATTTCGTCTATTGTCGTTTAGTTTATTTCTTTCAGATAATTGCCCTGTTGTGCCGAAAAATTTACCAGGATAAGAGAAGTAATATTTTGTTCCTAATTCTACAAATATTTCTTCACCTGATATTGAGTTTATTATCGTTCTATGCTGATATGCTGTAACTCCTGATAGAGCAGTAACAGCATTAGCATCCAATACTATTGTATTGTCGTCTGTAATTGAAGAAACTTTACCTACAAACTCATTGTCGCCATTTACTATGACATATCCTGTAGAAACTTCAGTAGTTGCTGCCCCGTTACTAGCTGCTGTCATTGTATTGCTAGATGTTGTTACTGTCCAAGTTCCTGATAATTTATCTTGACTAGTTGCTCTAGTCCAACCTTCTCCGGGTGAAACAATTGACCAAGTTTGAGGAATGTAATTAGTATCTACACTTTTGACACGTATTATGGTACCACTAGTGTTTCCTTCTTTTACTCTATAACTTTGACCTACTCTGAACCCAGCATCTGAGGGAAGAGAAGAACCAAGATATGTGCCAGCTGAAACAGTGCGCAACACTCTCTTTATGGTTGCTTTTACATCCGAAGCCGCAGCGTCATCACCCCGTAAAACTATAAATGAATCGAAATCAGAAACATCGAGAGATATTGAAGTAGTCGCAGAACTATAATTTCTTCCACCCTGGTTTACGGTATACGATATGATATTACCAGAGCTTACATTTGCAACAATATTTGCTCCTGTTCCTGATCCTGTATCAACAACATTTACAATGGGGGCCGCATCGTAACCAGTTCCTGCATTTGTGACAGTTATAGATTTTATAACCCCGTCTTTAATCGCAGACACTGTTATTTCTAAATTATCTGTGCCTTGTCCTACGTCTGTTGCACTTAAAGTAAGAGTATCAGATGCCGCATAACCAGAACCACCTTCAACAATACAGGTGTCTGATAATGTTGCTACGCCGGAACCATTTATATTTACTGTTATTTTTGCGCCTGTTCCTGATCCTGACGTGGAAGCGGGTGTTATAGAACGATATATTCCTGAAGTTCTAGTAGAATCTGTTGCTCCCAAAGATATTGATATAGTGCTTAAAACACCGTCCTCAATAACAGGAGTGGCTACACCTGCAAAACCTGGGCCAGGAATATCGGTTATATCAGAAGTGAATCCTGATAAAAATAACTCATATGATGTGGGAGAAGTATATGCAATTTTAGTAGCCTTCTCTACTCTACAAGGTATTCTTTTTAAAATAGTATTAGAATCTCTGATTGCAAAGGAGTGAAGATCTATTGTTGCGGCTGTGACTGCTGTTGAAGCAGGAGCTATTAATTCTATGTTATCATCATTTGTAATTGAAGCAACTTTACCAATTATAAGTCCCGATGTGGTCTTTAAAGTTTGCCCTACCGAAACCTCTGTAATTGCTGAACCATTAGCTCCAGGTGAAGTGACAGTTGTGCTAGAAGTTGTTGCTGTCCAACTACCTGTTAAACTTTGTATTTTAATGGATTCATCTACATAATAGTTTTCTGTAGAGTAATAACAAACATCTACATCTACACCGTTTAATTGTATTGAATCATAACCGTTATATCCTGCAAGGGTTCTGATAGAGTTGATCTGTCGGTAGTCACCATCGTTGGTTCTGAAAAGTGTTTTACTAGGATACGTGATACCTATATTTTCGTTATATATTAATTTGAAATATGACTTGATAGCTCTTTCAGAGCCTTTAGCCTCATACAATGTTTTTATATGTTTGTAAAGTAACTTGGGATCTACTTCTAAAATTTGTGGAAAGTCTCTAGCAAGCTCTAACGCCCTTTTGTTTAGAGCAACAGCTTCTAAATCGTCAATATCAAAATATTTTGTATTGAAAAGTAAATTGCCAGGCTTTCCTGTTTGATCCATGTACTCAAAATACTTTTCAATAAAAGTAGTAAATGTTGAATAGTCTTCTCTTATAAATTCAGGCAAACTGTATTTTGCCATATTTTTATATGTCTTAACATATTCATCGGGAGAACCTAAGGCTATTCTAACTTCTGCGGTTGCTGTGGCACCTGTTCCCCCACCCCCTGTTATAGTAACAGTTGGTGCAGATTCATAACCTGAACCTGAATTTTGTATATTGATAGTTGTTATAATATTATTAACTAACGTAGCAGTTGCTGTTGCTTGAACAGCAGGAGATCCAGTGGGAGCAGAAATTGTTATGGTGGGTAGGCTAACATAACCAGTACCACCATTAGTTACGGTTATAGAAGAAACGTATTTAAAATAATCTGGTACTTTATGTGGCATTAGTAGCCCTGTTTATCAACAGATATTTTAATGATTACACCCTCTCTAGCACCGCTAGTTCCGTTTGCAGTGGTATTATCCAAATCTAAAATTGTATTTTTTGAGGGAGTAGCTGTAACTGCTGCAGTAGAAACACTGGCAGTTCTTGTCAAAATATTTGTAAGGATATCTTTTGATTCGTCATGTGGTCTAGTAGTGATTCTTAAAACAGTTTCATTATTATATAGAGCTGCAACACTCATATTTTGTATTGTCACTTTACCCGTGGTGTAATCTAAAGTTCCTACGTATGATACTATGTTACCTGGAACATCTCTAGCATATACTTTTCCAGTACCATTATATTCTGGACTAACAACACCGGCATCAGGAACATCTTCTAAACGAACCTTAGTTTTTGTACCATTTACATTAATGTCAAACCATGTAGAGTGCATTTCTCTAGGTTGTATTCTACTATTATATGTAAAGCTATAGTTTACATCTAAATTAAAATTAACAATTGCGACACGTTTTTGTAGATAAGGAACAACATTTACTGATATAATAGAGTCTGAAGAATTATTAATAATATTATGTAGTTTAGAATAGTAGAAATTTTTATTTAACTGTTTTAATTCAGTGGCAAAATAATCTTGAATTGCAGTATTAACAGAGCTAGATATTTGTGCAGATGAAAACTCTGTAAGATTTGGATTGTATGTGATACCCACTCTCATACCTATGTATGTATATTCAGGATCTACAAACACAGGTAACATAGAAATAGAACCCTTAGGATTTATAATGTTATTGACAATATTGTCTTTGTCTTGCTGTGTTACAGATTGACCTTCTTTAGGATCTAATGATATAAAAATTTTGCCATACATTGGAGGATCATTTTGTTCTCCACCCCATACTGAAACTGACTGTATAGTGTCAGTATAAGCATTAGTTATCAAAATTTTATAGTCGTTAGCAGTAACAGCTCTTTGTTGTGTGGTGTAACTTCTAGGAGCATTTAATCTGATACTATCAATAGATTCTTTAAATTGGCCGCCTGATGATTTTGAGGTGACAAGAGTAACAGGTTTTGTTTCACCTGAAGCAGTTAGTGTTGAGTTGATAATAAATGATGAAGCATTATTAGCCTCTGGTCCTTCCGTGACAAGATAGTCCACAGTGACAAGATTACCCGCCGTGAGCTTTTTACTAGTAACATCATCTCCAAAATATATTTGATATTTACCATCAGGATTTTCTTCTAAATAATATACTTTAGAATCAGATTTAATATCCAACAAGGAGTTACTCAAAGTATAGGAATCTATGGTAGATGTATACGTAGTTTCTTTCACCCTGACT